TAAAACCACACTGAGAGTATTACATTTTACCGAGCCTTGGAAACAAGGAAGGAGGTAAGCTGGTGCGGAGGGATTGGCCCTAAAGGAAAGATGAGAATGAACTCAAGTCTTATCCCATGGATCCCCTGACTGCAGGTTACACAGAAATATACCATGAAAACAACTTTAAATAAAGCTTATTCAAAAGTTCTTTCTGCGTTTAGTCTAACATTAAATAAATTCAATGATATGGCCTCTGTAAAAGGAGGGCGGGCTCTAGTGCAGGTAGGAATTTCATTCCTAGCTGTGATAGGCTTGCATACCACGAGTGCAAAGGTAAGGTCAATTGTTGTGTTCTTAAGAAAATTATCACACTACTACCTCCATAATGGACGTAAAGGTGCTTGTCTTATTTTGAAAGTATATGCCGTTACTCTCCAACAATGTATTGGTGGGCATGTCGTTAAAGACTTGGGACCTTTAAAGTTCCGAGTGAAACGGACCCGAGGCGGATTACCTAGAGTTATCCCCGTACTTCATAGAAATATGATACGAGATGGCGAGGCCGGAATCATTCGATTCTGGCTAAGCCTATTTAACCTTTATAGATTAATCACGTTTAAAGGGGATTATACAATAGCTTCAATTACGAAGTCTATTGTTAGTCCTGCTAATACTGCCGATAATGTCGAAAGACTTAAAGGACAGCTAGTAACCTTTATCCCGACTTTCTTTATTTGGTTAAAAGATATTATAGGTTTGAATCCTCGGTCGCTTCAAATAGAATTGTCACGTAATTATAGAAGAGCTTCTGCTTTTCCTATAATGAAGGCCAATCCTTTGACGGCTGGAACTCATAAATTTGAGGACTTAACCAGATTAGGTCAGCAGGAAGCAATGCTGGTATTACCAGTAGTGTCTACTCACCCTTTGATGGTTCATGAAGCCGCGATTCATCTAGATAATAATCTAGAATTGCGTGGCCCAGTAAGATATTTCTTAGATCTATTACCTGAAGGTAATGTCTTGAGAAATTTATACATCCGATGTAATAAGTTCCCTTTAAAGAAAGGGCATATCAGCACTATAGGTGGATGGGATGAGCGTGGTCTAGCAAAAGCTGGAACTGCTCCCCAAATATCTATAACACGGCCTTTTAAGCCGGTGCTTGGAAAGCTCTCCTTGAAAGAGGAGGCAGCTGGAAAAGTACGTGTGTTTGCTATGGTTGATTGCTGGACACAGTGGTTGATGAAACCGCTTCATACAGTGATCTTCGATCAAATATTAGATGCGATTCCTCAAGATGGGACAAAGGACCAATTGGCCCCTGTCCGATCTTTGTTAAAGAGAGACCCTTCTTGTCTGTTCTCGTTGGATCTATCGTCAGCGACTGATAGATTGCCTTTATGGCTTCAACAAGCTATAATTGCTGGTATGATTAACCCGG